CCCCACCCGCCCACCCCGCCCGCAACAACAACATACTGGCAAGGGTAAGGCGAAACCCCAAAAGTCGTAGACATGCGATTAAACTTCGTGAAGTCCCTCAAAGAACTGTTTGCCATGCTCGTTACAGCCATAACAAGCCTCCCTAGACGGTTACTTCAGCACCGAAAGCATTGATGCTCAAAGCGTCAGCATCCCCAGCGCTCACCGTCATCACATCGGTAGCCAACATCGTGATACCCAAAGTCAAAGTCGTGGAGTCGTTCGCGGCAACCGGCACATCATAAGCAATGTAATGCTGGTTCGAAATCGCGTCACCATCCACACGGATAGCCAGGCGGAAAGTTGTTGCGCTCGCAGTCCGGTTAGCGATGATAACCGTGCTGACAACCGTTTCAGTCGAGGCAGGACAGGTGTATAAGTCCGTCAGCGAAGTCGTAGTCAGGTCAAGCTGACCAAGTGATTTATATGATGTAGCCATTATTATGCTCCCATGAGTAGAAAGTTAGTTTCGAAACCTACGCTTGCCCGCCCGCAGCAACCCACGCGCTCCCAGTGTAATACTGCAACGCATCCGTGTCCTTGAGGAAACGATGTTGCCCCTCCTGCGGTGACGCAATAGCAGAACCCGCCACAGCCTCACTCGCAAACACAGGAATCGACTGCGACATCAGAAACGTGTTCACCTGGTCGGCCGTAAGAACGTCGCCTGCGACGAACGTTTTGAATCCGGCGGGAATAGCCACAAAAAGTCCTATCAAAAACCGAGGTGATCAGTGTCCAGTATACCGAACACCACGTCATCCAACACAAAGAACGCAAACTCTAGCGACGACAAACGCAACGACACCTGATGCGACATCGGCCCCACCTCATGCGACACACCAATCACCTGCGCAAACCTATCAATCGGCGCACCCACACCATTAGGGGTGAACTTCACCTCAACAACATCACCAATCTCTAACGCCAACACATCGGCAACCTGCCCCGCAGCCAACCCATCCACATCAATAAGCAAAGTTTCAAACCGATACTCAGGCTCACCAAAACGTGCCACAACAAAATCTGCAATGTTTTGCACAACAGAAGCAGAAGCACACAACACCGTAAGCTCCTCCGAAATAACCCCAAACGTTGTCTGCGAACTCACATTCTCCGCCACAGCCGTAGACAACGGTGCAGAAACAGTAACCCGGTTCACCATCAACTCAGTACCATAATTCACTTGCACCTGGTTGTAAGGCACACCCGAACCATCATCCGCAAACACCAACACGTCACCCGTCCGAGGTGTCGCCGAAGTACGCGAACGAAAAACCAAATCACCACCCTTACCCACAAACAGTTGCCCCTGCTCCGACACCTCCACCAACTGCAAATACTCCAACGCATTCTGCCCCTCAAACACGTCAGAACATAAAAACGAATCCCCCACATCGACAAAGCGATGGTCTTCAGGCCACCGCACCGAATCCATATCCAACACACGATTCACCCTCGCCCCACTTAGCTCAGGTGTAGCCGTACCAGAAGCCACCACAGTAGTGCGAGCCAGGCGGGTCAAATCATCCGCAGCCCTCACCAAAGCAGAAGACCGACCGCCCGGTTCGTAGGAATAATCCCAATCCTCCACAACCCCCGTGAACTGCACAACCGAACCCGACGTCACACGAATAGGCACCCGAGGGATAGGGTCAATCTCTGTTGCGCCAAAAGGGTCAAAAAAGCGTGACTCGTTATTCAAAACAACACCAAGAGTCCCTGCAGAAAACCGGTCAAGCTCACGATTCTTTCCCCGCTGCACAGACACACTGCGCACAAAACGGCTTACGTCATAAAAAACACTCCACCCAAAGGGAACTCTGTGTTGTCCAACACACCTGCAACCGGGTCGTCCAGAATGAAACCGCGTGTACGGCCAACCTCAACTGTGGTGTCGTGCATCACGCCCCCGCAAACACAGGGCCAGAGGACCGTTCATAAGACCGGATAGCGTTGACCACAGCCTCGCCGAGCTGCGCACCATTCCCAGAACCCATCCCAGCATTCACGGTGATGTTGTAAGTGTTACCCACGCCACCGTTAGCACCCAACGGGATAACAGCTTCAGGGCCGGACTCACCAATCAAAGCAAACGTCGGCGCGGTAACAATGCCACCCTGAGCCATCGCGGGAATGCCGAAACGGTCCGCAAGAATCTGAGAAGCCATCGACTGTCCGCTGACCCCGGCACGGTTCTGCATAACCCCGACCATGGCGTCATCAAACATTGTGGAAAACTCGGACCCGACAGATTGAATACCGCGACGCCCAATGTCGCTAATCCCAGAAACGTCCACCTCATCGAAGGTCATCCCGTCGAAACGTGAAGGCATGTCCAACCGGCCCAAACTTATCTCCGAAGCGCTGAAGTCAATCTCCACACCGGGCAATGAGTTCGCCTTATCGATGAACCAGTTCAGCCCACGAATAGCAGAGTTTATCCAACCCTCTAAATGTTCAATCATGCCGTTGAAAGTTGTCGCCCAAGCTGTGCGCAGATTGAAAACGAAGTCTTTGAAATCTCCAGAGAAATCACCGAGAGCGAGGAGCAGCCTGCCCAAACCGAACTCTTTGAAAATCTCCATAGCCAAAGGCAACGCCACCGATAACACTTCGGCTAGCAGGTCCAACGCTGGGATGACAACATCGGTCAGCATCACACCTAGCAGTGGCAACACAAAGTCCAGAAGGGGCAAGAACATTTCTATCAGTTCCAACACAATCGGGATGATGGTTTCTAGCAGGCTCATGAACACAGGGAACGCGGCCTCGATGATGGGTGTGATTGCGTCAACAATATCCATCAGGACAGGGGCAAGCATCTCTAGCGCATCCCCGATGAACTCGCCCAAAACCCCGGTGAGGTCGGCGAACAAAGGCATGAGGACGTCAAGAAGGGCAACCAACGGTGGCAACGCGAGTTTCACAAGGTCGAGGAACACCCCAGCAATGTCCCCAATGATTGGGAAGATAGGCGACAATGATTGGAGCAGTTCCGGCAACATCCCCAACAACTCACCGATGACAGGTTCCAGTTCGGTGAACAAGTCCTCTAGCAACGGGCCTAGCGAATCAATCACAGGCATGAGGGAATCCAACAGGCGGGCCGCAATGGGGAGCAGAATGTCACCCACACCAAGCAAAGACACCTTCGCGGTCTCTAACGCCTTGTTCATTTTGAACCCGGCAGTTTCCTCTACCGCGGCAAAGGCGTCATCGAGTGCGCCAACATCGTCAGTCATGTTCGCAAAGATTTGACGGGTCGTGTCAGCGGCCGGACCCATAAGGTCAAGAACACCGGACAGCGCGCGGACGTTACCGAACACTGACGCGGTCGCCTCAATGTTCCCGTCGAAAGCGCTTGTCAAGGTTTCAAGGACAGAGAGAAGACCTTCCTCTTTGATTTGTGTCCGCAAGCCCTCCGCAGACAAACCCATCCCGGCAAGCGCCGTCTCAGCCTCCGCGGTCGGCTTTGTAAGGCTCGCCAAAATCTGACGCAACTGTGTCGAAGCTGTCGACGCATCAGTACCCGTCCGCGACATCGCCGCCATCGACGCGCCAACCTCATTGAAGCTAACACCAAGCGCCGAAGCCAAAGGCAACACTTGACCCATAGCCCCAGCGAGTTCTGCCGGTTCCAGCTTTCCTTCACGGACCGCCTCAGTAAGAACATCAACCGCCTGCGCACCATCAAGCTGTGCCGCGCCATAAGCGTTCACCGCAGACGTTGCTAGGTCGGCAATAGTCTTTGTATCACCAAGCCCAGCCGCAGCACCCTTCAGGGAAGCCTCCAGGACGGTCGTAGCGTCCGCGCCACGCAAACCCGCAGAGGTAATGAAGAACAGGGCGTCCGCGGCCTCCTGCGCCGACTTACCGAACTGTGGTCCAAGGGTCTTCGCGGCGTCCTCCAGGACACCAATCTGGTCAGCGGATACACCCACCAAACCCTGAATCTTCGCAAAGCTTGTTTCGAACTCTGACGACATCTTCAGCGCGGCAGTACCAATCCCAGCAATGGCGGCAACCGATGCTAGACCAATCTTCCCCGCAACACCACCGAACTTCTTCAGCGATGACTTGCCCTGATTGATTCCCTTCGGGTCAAACTTTGATGCAATAACAAGACGAATTGGACCGCCAGCCATGAGAGCCTCCTACACCCTGAACGTGTTGTTGTAACTTGCCATGAACTTGTTGATGATGAGACGCCCTGTTTCTATAACTTGAGGTTTCATCCCCAGGAAACTGTCGTAGGCGTAACGCCCCGCAACACCCCTGATGGGTTTCTTCTCCTGCAAAGCTTTGATGAACTGGTCGCCCTGAGTGGTCACCCGGTGAGTCATCTCGCGGGTTGTCCCACCCCTACCTGTGCGCCGTGTGTAAGGTCGTGAGACTGTCGCCCCAGGGCGTGACCTGATTCCGGCGAGTTCCGCATAGTCGAAACCGAATCCGCGCTTGCCACCCGTGACCGTAATCATGAGCAAGTTGGTTCCGGTTTTCTTTGACCTGCCAGGCATGAATGAAACCTTAGGCTTGTTGATTCCTCGCCACTTAGTCCGGCCACGATGATTCATACCAGACAACGGTGGCGTCTTGGGGATGTCAGACTGAATCTTCGCCACAACGGGAGCCAACCCAACCATCAACCCCGTCCGCAAAGCCCGCACAGACTTATCGTCGATAGCTTTCAGCTCACGGACAACCCTGTTCAGGTCGCGTTGGTCAACAGAAATATCCACGGGGAAAACTCCTCAAAGTCTTCCTCTATTCTACCGGCGAGACTGTCCCCGTCTTGCCTTGCCTAAAAGGTACCGTTGAATAGTGAACAACATGCGTGGCTCCAAGTTCATCAACTCGGTCGGAGACAAGCCCGTTTCACAAGCAATCGTGGCAATCAGCCAATGGGTGGAATCGTCACCAATACCGCTTATTCTTTTGGGTTAGCCGCCTGGACCGATTCGACATCGTTCAGCCATTCCTCGAAAGACTTAGCCGTCGCCTTCGTCCGATGTTCCACATGCCATGCGAGGAACATCAGGTGAGTCAGCTTTGCGTCTTTCTGCAAGCGCGACATCGAAAGGTCGAACTTGGTTTCGAACGCAACAATGTCCGCCGCGATACCGTTGACAACCTTAGGGTCGTCTCTGTCAATGTAGTGAATCTCTAGCGTGAAGTTCATGCGAGAGAGTCTACCCTATGGCTACGCTGTTCCGCGAACGACTCCTGCGGTCCCTGCGAGGTTCCAGGAAACGCTGAGTGTGGCCAAATCCCCAATCGTACTTGCGAAGGGAGAATAGGATGAACACAAGAACTCGGCCGCATAGCTGGGATTTGTGGCTGAGATTGCCCCCGAAGTGGGAAGAACAACGACGGTGGCGTTAGTGCCAAGCAAGGGGAACAGGGTGGCGTCAACTGCGCCTGCCCCGAAGTCTTGGTGGAAATCAAGCGAGATGCTTGCGTCCTTCAGCCCGCCGATGCGAGTCCGATAGCCAGACCCGCCGAAAGCTGTAACGTCCTGCTCCTCGGAAGTAATATCCAGGGTGACCGCGGCAATACTGTCGGAAAAGTCCGTGCCGTTGATGGTGATGTTGTAATCCGTGGCGACGAAGCGTGCCATCTTGTTCTCCTTAGTTAGCGATTACGGTGACAACGAAGTCTGCCGATAGGTAGGAAATGTCTCCCCCTAATGATACCGCAGAGATGTTCGTCATCGTCTCGACGCGAACATCGTATGCGTTACCACCAAGGGTTTTGTCTGACTCGATTGCCTGTTTGATTCCACCGGAACCTGTTGAGGCGTAAGCGTTCAGACGAGTCTGTGCTGTTCTTTCCGCAGCGCGACCAACGAGGACGGTGACGAGGAAAGAATAGGTTGTCATGCCACCCTGGAATGCGCCATCGTAATCGATAGCTTGTAACTGGATGACAGCTTGTGGCGGGTTGGGGTTGTCGGGGACTTCCCCGGTGGCGCGTAACCCGGAGATTGTTCTGAGGTTCGTGGCGATGGCGTCCCGAATTGTCGTTATGCTCACGCCATTCGCACTTTCTTGTACGGCGACAACAGGTTTTTGGATGTCGGGGTCCACCCTACCGACGCGCATGGCACCAAGTTCGTCATACGAAATTCCGAGTGGTGTGTCGTAGCGTTTGAATTGTCTCTGGGAAAGAATGATGCAGGCCTGTTTGACGGCGGTGGGGATTGCTTCGAACCCGAACACACCTGTGACTTGTACGGTGGCCTCGTGAGCGTTGATATTCCGGGGGGTCCCTAGAGTGGGAAGACGTAGGAGCCTATGGCGCGGATACGGTTCCGTGGGACGGTTAGTCCACCGCTGATTCCGTTGAGTGGTTCCAGTTGGTAGTCGCCGGGTGCGGACCACGTTGTGTCGAACGTGTCACCCGTTGATGAGGTCTTGAGGGTGGTGACGGAGATGATGTCTTCTGTTTCGACGAGGAATGAATCGGTGGGGACATAAACTCGTGTGGCGGTGCCTGCGTTGTAGAAAACACGTTCACACCATCCGTCGATTTCGCGTGACGCTGATTCGATGCTGAGTTCTAGCAGGGTGTCGTCAACGTCGTCGGTGATGCGGAATGCCGCTTTAACATCTGCGAGTGTCGCGTATCCGTTACTGATTGCCATGTGTAAGCCTCCGTTTCTATTCTACCGGGGGACGTGTTAGTCGGTCACTAGTCCCAGCTGTTCGCCCTACGCCTATCCAAAGACCACACACCCGGACCAAAATCACCCGACGCAACCTTCCCCTCAAAGTGTTCCCGGTTTCGAACAAACGTTCGACCGTTCAACTGGCTCAACCTGGGGTCAGCCTTTATCGTCGACGAATTGTCATGCGACACATCAATGTCCACTTTCCTCACCGTCACCCCGTGATGGTCGGCCCTGCGTTGCATGTCGTTGTCCTCGAAGTAAGCGGGGAAGAAACCACACTCATCGAACAAACCGAGCGTTCTCACAGCCTCGTCACCGAGAGAAAAGACATGCCAGAATGGAAACACCCCTGTAAGGGTTATCTCGTCCCTGCGGGCGTCACAGAGCCTCTCAAGGGCACCAGGCCCGAACACCACATCGTTCGATGCAAAAATCCACTTCGCCGCATGAGGGAACAGCTTCACCCCCAGATTCCACGACCCCGACACCCCAAGGTTCGCAGGCAACGGCAAAATGTGAGAGTTCAAAACAAAGTTCGGGAACCGTAACTTGTCAACATCCCCACCGTTATCAATTAGGAGAAGGTCAGCGACCGGGAAATCAATCGAGTCCAACATTCGCTGGAGCAAGTCATAACGGTTCAACACGGGAACAACCATCACCGGAATCATCAGACGCCCCCAAACTTGTGTCCCTCAAGGTTCAGATTGATGAACGGGTTCAACGAATACACCGTCACCCCGTAATGTTCTACCAGCCAATCCTTCATGAGCTTATGGTGGGCGTTGTATAGCGTCCAGGGTTTGTGGCCGTCCACCGGGTAAGCGTCGACACGGTGTGCGTCGTCAAGGGTCCCACAGTCAGCCCCCACGAGAATAATGTGATGCGCCCCCAAGTGCGCCGCTAAATGCATTGCACCGTGAAGGCTTGATGACCCATAGGCGAGACTGTCCGGTCGTGGCGGGGTTCCCTGGGTGTTCGGGGTTCCCAAGACGAACCCGGAGGGGCGTAAGAATCTTGGTCAGCGAACACAGCGTTGTCTAACCATTCCCACGCCCAAGGTTGTTGCGTGTTCGTGTCCTTCGTCAACGTCACAACCGTCCCAGACTTTGTGTGCAAATCAAACGCGACCTGGTGGTAATGGCTGAACATGTAATCAGGGAACACGCCGACACTGTCCGCGGAATAGTTTGTCGACACCACAAGTTTGTTGCTAAAGAAAGACCGCTCCAAAAAGTTCAATGACGGACCAGAACCCAACACCCAAACAGTGTCCCCAAGGTGGCGGTCCTTCAGGTCAGCTAGGTCCACCGAAGTAACCTTTGAAGAATGGCATCCAATACTTAGCCCACACCTTTTCCACGTCATACTGTTTCGCGAACTTGATGGACTCCAGGCTGATGCCTCGCGGTGCCTCATGAGCTAACTCCAACGCTGACACCAACGAACCAATCAGCGGGATGTTATACCAAGATTTCTGCGGTTCGTCATAGAACGGTTGCCCCTCAATAATCCAAGAATCAGGTCCAGCCAAATCCTGTGATGCCGTCCAACCCGACGTGATGACACGGGTCCCACATGCCTGCGCCTCAATCGTCGTCACCCCGAACCCTTCCCCCATCGTCGCGTTCAACAACACATCCGATGCGGTATACAACGCGGCCAAGTGTTCCTGCGGGTACCCGATGCGCAACGTGGCAGAGTCCGCAACAATCACCGAAGTGTCATCCAACCCAACCGAAGAAATCAGGGCAGGGATGTCGAACCCTCCAAACGCTGCGGTGGCTTCCATATGCAAATACAGTTTGGCGTTCTTGACTTTCTGCCTCAACACACTGAAAGACATTATCTGCTCGGCTAACGCCTTGCGGTGGAGAATCCCGTTCGACTTATTCGCCGCCACAATCGAGACCAAGAAATCGTCATCTTTGATTCCCATGAACTGTCGGGTCGGCACACCATTGATTTCGTGTGTCGGCAGGAACACCGACGTGTCCACAGAATGCGGGCAATACGTTGAATCAATCTTGCGCGCCTCCAACATCCGTTGACCGTGCAACGACATCGTGACCGGGGTGACGTTATCTTTCCGCAACATCGCCTCAACAAGTGGAGGCATTGTCACATGGTCGATAGGGACATAGGCGATGATGTTCCCATCAAACTTCATGTTCTTGTAAACCCAAATGTCATACAAAGTCATGACAGCGTTTTTCACACCAGGGAAATCCTTCGCGAAATCCTCATGCCACAAAGGAATAACATCGTCCGAGTAGGGTTTGAAGCCCTTGGGGTAATGCTTCACATCACCATGCGGGGTCTTCAACGTTTCAAACGAACCCTCCAACCCATAGTTCGACAACGCCGCCACACCCATACCGTGACGTTTCATCCGGTCCACAAGATACTTCGCCTGCACCCCGTAACCTGTTGCCGAGCCTGGACTATTAGACGCCAAACTCACGACGCCATTTATTTTCTCAACTTTAGACATGCCCCCCAGCATAGCGAAAACCCCCGCCACCTAACGAAAGGCGACGGGGGTTTCCGGGGTAATGGCTAGGCCATCTTCAGGTACTTGATGCTTGTTGCGTCGCCCACGCCTGCGGCGAGACGGTACACAAAGCGGTACGTGGTGATGTCCTGGTTGAATGCGTAGTCTGGGGAGACTGCAACATCAAGACCAGTGGTCGCAACCTTCACCGAGCTGAAGTCTCCGAAGAAGACTGGCTTGGTTCCGGTAGCAATGGATGCGGCGGCTGGTTGCTCCAGAACGGGGTAACCGAGGATGGTCGAAGGACCACCGGCAACCACGTCGAGGATGTAACGGCCTTCGCCGTCCTTTAGCTTGCGGATAGCGGAAAGGGTGCTTCCGTTGACAACAAACGCTGCGGACATTGCGCGAACAGCCCCGTCGACACTGAAGACCAGGTCGATGAGTTCGTCAGCGGTAATGGCGTTGGTGGTTCCTGCGGTCACACCGGAGCCAGCGACAGCGGTGACGGCTGCGTGGATGACGGCGTTCGCGCGGGTTCCGATTGCATTCCCCGCCTGGTCAGCGATGACACCTTCGATGTCTACACCAGAGTCGGTGAGCAGTTCGTTAGCAATTCCAACCAAGAATGCTTGCTTTTCTGGCTGGAGGAGGATGCTAGAGAACGTAGGCTCCGATGCGGCGATTGCAGAACCGGCAGCGAACTCTGCTGCGGTGCTGTAAGCGGTCATCGTGGGGATGCGCAAGTCCGAACCGGAAGTGCGGTTGAAGACCTCTGCGACGTCGAGGTAGGGTCCGACGAGGCGGGCCTTCATCATGACGCGGTCGAGGAAGTCAACGGGGACAGTGTTCACCGAGGGGACCAAGGTTGCACGGGCTTCAACGGAAGGGTTGAAGGTGTGTCCACGGAGTTCGCCGTCTGCAAGCGCACGGAAAATTTGTGCGTCTGTACGGGCTTCCTCTACGGGTACGAAACCACGGGCGGCCAAAGATGCTTCGGTTGCGCGTGATTCGTTACGGGTTGCTACTGCAATGGCTTCATCGTGACGTGCAATGTCGCCTTCGATGTTTTCAATTTTGCGAAGTTCTTCAGCGTCGAGGCCGCGTCCTTCAGATTCAGCGTGGTCGAGGACCTCGCGCACCTGGTGGATGAGGTTCGCACGCGCTTCTTCGCTGTTGCGAATGAATGACATGTGAATTGTCTCCTAGTTATTTTCGGATTGGATTCAGTGGCGATTGACGCTCAACTTTCCGGCAGAGAGTGACTCACATCCGGTCCTTCTATTGTAGTTTGTGTGCTGTCTTTAGCTCCGTGGAGCTGTGGGGAGTCGAACCCCAGTCCGACAAGTTGCCCTCACAGGTTTTTTCTTGTCGTCGAAACCATCCCAGCCCCCACACCTATTTTTAGGGCAAAGAACCCCGGCTGTCGGGAAGGGCAACAGCCGGGGCGACCCGTCCTTAGCGTATTTCTTTTGCCTTCATGACGCGGGTCTCTTTCATTGGCTCCTCATCGAGCGCGACAACCGCGCGAGCCATAGCCGCCGACAAATCCCTCACCACCCCAGAATCAGGGTTCCCCGCAACCTTCAAAATAGCGCGGCGCACGTCTTCAAATGTAGCCATCAGTACCTCTCCAAGAATTCGAGTTTCTTTTTCTTCAGTGCAAGAAGGCCAAGGTCCCCAACGGTTTCAAGTTCCTTGTCTTCAGGTTTCAGTTCGTCCACAACACGGGACAACAGTGCAGCCTCATCGGAGGACAACTCGTCCCCAGATTCAATTTTCAACAAAGCGTCTGCGAGTTCGTCAACGTCAACTGACGCGCGTTGCGCAACACGGTCCAAGCCACGCATCGACACGGTGCCAGCGGTGCCCGAATATGCAGGAAAGCTCACGATGCTCGCTTCGTGAATTCTGACAGCGTTCAACGTTCGGTTCGTGCCCGTGTCATCCCAGGTGTCCTTGATGACAGAGAAACCAAACGACATGCTATCGACCAGTCCCGTCCGAATCAGCTCCGCGGTGTCGCGACCGAGCGTCGTGTTAGGTAGTTCGGCGCGAATCCTCAAACCAAAATCATCCTCAGTCAGCGTCAAGCTACCGGCACGGGTCGAACCCAGAACGGCACCCGTGTCATGGTTCCACAAAAGTTTGATGTCATTCCGGGACTGCAGGGAACGCTTGAAAGCTCCAGGCGCGACAACCTCATGGAAGCCACCCAAGTTTTCCGACCGAGAATTGAACACAGAGGCGTAACCCTCGAAAGTCATCCCGCCGGATTCCTCCAACTCGCGCACCTCAAACGTGGTGGTGTTGGTTCGCGTTTCCATTTTGCTCACTGCCTGCCCCTTAGCTCGTCCTTCATTCTCTGCCTCAATTCTACCAATGACACCTTCGGCGTAGTCCATGGCACGTTGCGCGGAACGCTTTGTGGTGCCTCCCCCCCACAACGCAATGGCAACAACACCCGGTGAGGGGAAGTCGTCGCTGTTAGGGTTAGCGGCCGGGGAATCAAAATCGACCATGTGTCGTGCAATGAAAGCTCGCAACCGGACCCACTTGTCCACGGTGATGTTTCCCTGACTCATCGCCGTCGCTTCACGAACGGTCCGGGGAAGTAACCCGTCGCCGGAGTACCCTTCGCCATGCCACTCCAGGCCACGCCTCGCGCTTGCCCTCATGTACGCCGGTGGTGACAAATCTACCTGTCGCTGTTCAACGTCATCGTCGGAACGGTTCTCCAACGAATCAATCTTGGTCAGGGTTGAAAACTTGTGGCCAACGAGAACGTCAGATGCGTTCCATTCCATGACACCGTCGTCATTTTCGGATTCACGGTAAACACGAATAAGTGCGGCAGGGTCTTCCTCGTCGCCGGTGATGGTGAAGTCACTGTCGGGGACGTTGATGTCGCCGTCGTTCACGATGCGGGTGATTCGTCCTCGTGCCATACCACCGGAACTGTCCCACTCCACAAAGTCACCCACCGAAAGCTCATCGGGTTCCGCGCGATTTACTAGAGAATATGAGGCTGAGGTTTGTTCTTCTGCCACAGTAAAGTGAGTATTCAAAGTTGGCATCACTGCACCTCATCCTTATACACCGAATCAGGGTTCTCAGGGTCAACCTGCGCCACACCCTGCAACTGGACCGAAGGCAACCCGGTGTGGTCGATGTTATCCATTCCGATAACCTGCAACACCTGCTCCGGTGTGAACCCGGAATAGACGAGCGCCTGGACCATCTTCACCCGTTCCATCTGTGCCTTCACATACGAGTCTTCGATGTTGACGTTCGCCAACGGGACACGAGGTTGTGACGCCGCGTCGGACGCGATAGGTGGCATGTCCTCCAACGCGCGAACCTCATTGATAGACATTGCTCCAGACTGCAACATTGTCGAATAAGACGAGGTCCGCGTTTGCAAGTCAGCGCGAAGCAACCCTTGGAGATTGAAGCGTAGGAAAGCGTCGGACCCGCCACGGTAACGGTCCATCAAAATAGACATCGCCGACTCGACCTTAGTTGCGAGTGGACGGAGATTGTGAGTGACCCAGGCGAGGTTGTTCATTTCTACGCTTGCAAAGCTGTTAGTGCCGGGTAGACCTAGCAGGTGCGGTGGCACGTTGAAAGCCCTCGCAACGTCCTCCACGGCCATCCTGCGGGCCTCAATCGCTTGAGACTTCTCAGGGTCCACCTGAGTCGTTTTGAAAGATGCGCCCCCTGTGAGAACACCCGTCCGGTGAGCCTTCTTCCAACCGCCGTGAGCCGAATCAAAGCCATTTCTCAAATCTGAGGCCTGGTCACTCGTAAGCGCGCCTGGGTACTCAATGACACCCTGCAAGGTTGTTCCGCTGCCAAAGAACGTTTGGCTATATCGTTCCAAAGCTAAGGCGAGGCCAAACGATTCCTTTAGAACATCTGTTCGAGCAACACCGCGCAAATTGCCAGGCTTCACCAAGTCGGGAATGAAAACAATGTCGTCTGAGCTTAGGACCTCGTCTTCGCCCTCAATCGTGAACTGAAGACGCCCCAAACCGTTTCGTTTCACCGTCACCGTCTTCGGGTTCAACACGACAAGGTTTACAATTTCGTTTCGGGTATTTGCGTACACACGAATGAATGCGTTGCCCTCCAGGAGCATAGACGAGAACACACCAGAATAGAAAGCTTCACGAGTGAGGTCCACGTCGGGACGGTTCACCCATTCAGGTTTCGGGCGGAAAGGTTTCCGTGTGCCATCATCGCGGATGAAAACATCCAACGGGAGAGTCGCCAAGGTTGTCGAAATAAGGTTCACGGCAGAGAACACAGCGTTGACAGTGTAGACGGTGTCTGAGTTGATGTTCGTTCCGGAATATGTTCCGAATGAGATGTCGTCGCCGGAAGCGAAGACGGACTGGTAGCTCACGCCACGTTGTTCGAAGAACTTATTGAAAACCATTTATCGACCTAACGCCAAACCAATGAGGACAAGGAAGACGCCGCCGACAATGATTCCGATTGGCACGGAAACCAAAATTGCGCCAAGTGTTATTGCCACAGCCCCGGCAACTTGCAAAGATGAAGAAATCACAGACCTGTCCTATCCGAAAAACTGTGGGACGACTTCTTCTATTCTACCCACGGTGGCGCGGTCCACGGCTATCACGAGGGCCACGGCCGCGTCAATTTTGCGCGGACTGTTCCTTGATTCTTTCACAATTCGGGGACCGATGTTGTCATTCTTCACGATAGCGTTCTGCAAGTGGCGAGCCAGCACAGGGTCCCCAGAGTGTGTGAGTTGCTTATCCATGACCATGTCATAGAACCCAGCGCAGGCGGCCACCATACGCCTAGGGGACGTTGAAGGGTATTCCACAATGGGCAACCCTTTTTCCTCCAACACCATCATCGACCGTTGCCACCGGAAAGGGTCACAAGCCACCTCGCGGACCTTCGGGTGTTTTTGGCAGTAGTCAATAATTGTGTTTTCCACATCGGCAATATCAACCCTCCAATCGTCGCCATCCTCGTCCGGGTTCTTCTCCCACACCTTCACAAGTTGCACACGGACAGGTTCGTCATCCTTGGGGATAGTTGCAGCGACGATGACCGTGCAGTCGCCGGAGAACGAACCGTCAAACCCCAGAATGATTTCGTCATCCGCGGTGATAGTTGCGTCCCCTGCAAGCGCTTCCCACGACCCGGTCGGCAACCATGACAACGCCGATGACACCCATTGGTTGATTCGCTTAGTTCGGAACGCGGGTTCAGGTGTGCGCCGGACAGCAGACTCAAAGTCCTCGACGGAGTTTAGGTCACCGAATCCGGGGTTCGCGCGTGCCCACGTTTCCGGTTTGCGGTGGTCGCCGTCGTCCTCCCACCAAGCCATGAAGAACGTGTCGTCGGTTTCCTCCCCACCTTCCTCCAGGCGAATCTGCTCCCGCCCATAGTTATAGAGAGAGTAAGCGATGGAGTCTTGACCCTTAGAGTCAGTCTTGACGCCTGCCGTGGTGATGGCAACCATCGTCGCAAGTGACCCTCTAGCGCCCTGTGCCAAAGACATGACGTCGAAAAGGTCCCGGCTTGGTTGCGCGTGCAACTCATCGAATAACACGAACGACGGGTTCAAACCCTCTTTGGAATAAGCCTCCGCCGATAGGACACGGTACACAGAACCGCGCTCCGGGTACTCCACAGCGTCCCGATACAACTTCACCACCTCGGACAGTTCCGGTGCAGCCTCGATGATGCGCTTCGCGTCAGCGAAAACAATGCGGGCCTGTTCCTTTTCCGCAGCGACCGAATACACTTCCCCACCGCGGACCCCGTTCAATAAACTAAACAGGCACAACACGGACCCCAGGGCGGACTTCCCGTTCTTCCTCGGAACACCTATCAGGGAAACAGAGTGCCGGAACTTTTCCTTCTCCCCAGCGAAAATATGCAACAACAATTCCTTCTGCCAATCCCGCAACACCATCGGCTCACCCGACCGGCCCGCCACAGAATCCTTTGTGATGATTCCAAACATTTGCGCGAAATCAATAACGTCACCACCATCGCCACCCAAAATTGCTTCCTCCGGGACAGACGTCAACCATCGTGGAGGCCAAGGCTCAACGCCGGGAATACCAGTCATCAATGACCCCCTTCGTCCTCCGGTGTTCACTAGCGGGACGCTCAGCCAACCTTGCCAAACACTCATCCCTGCCAGGGTCTAACATCTTCACCCTAGCGCCCGCCACACGGTAACGCCTCAAAGCATCAGGTGACGGGGACGTGTGAACAATCCAAACATTCACCCGAACACCCGACGCAGCCACACCCAACGCAGCCGACACCGCCGTCCGCCTCACCTGCCGGGCAACCGACCGCACCTCGTTCGAATAAACATGCAAGTCGTCAGACACCGTCAAAGCTGAAGCCAACAAATCCATGTCCACAACAATGTCCCCAGGCTCAGCCAAACCCTCAACATACGTTGATTTACCGGCACACGGTGGACCAGACACAACCGTAATCAACGGGAATCACGTCGGCGTTGCAACTCCTCCAAACGGGACTCCCGCTTCACCTCAGCCAAACCAAGACGTGTCCGGTCCGTCGGAGTAAACCCAAGCAAAGACAACGCCGACGAAATCTCAGAGTTCAAAGCACGCAACGCCCGCCGGTCAGAATTATCACCCGACGACAACACCC